CCGCACAAACCAAAATTTGTAAAGACAATAACCACGGGAAGATACCATTCCAGGGCTCAGTTATCGCACCTTGAAGCGGCGTCACGGTGACGCACAGCCGTGCTTTTCGTGCACGACGCGGGTTTACCAACCACGGTCTATTGAGATTAGAGAATCTACACTTGGCAGTGTGAGCTTCAGTTGTCGTACTTCAAGACGGCGCCACGGTGGCGCACAGCCACACTTGTCGAGTGTGAAGCGGGTTGACCAACCACGGTCCATTGAGATTAGAGAATCTGCACTTGCCAGTGCGAGGCAGTGTTCCACACTAGGCTCAATTCTCGCTTGAGACACGCCCCGGTGGCCAACCGGGGGACAACGATTACAAATAGTTGTCTGGGGCCACATTAACCGCGGCGATCTTAATAAAGGGGACAGCGTAGAAGCACCCAAAGCGGGAATTGTCACCAAGATGTGCGTACACCCGCATAACAAGGGCTCCATTGATCTTATTGACAAACAAATGGCCGCTATTGTACTGCGGGCCCAAATCCGTCGTCTTCTTTGGAATCAATAACACCTTGTTTATGGTTGTGAATGGGATCTTGACCACGGACACCCCGCTAGCCGCCTTAGATATGTCCACCGGTCCATGCCAAGCTTGGGCTCCCGCAACGGTTGTAAGGCCAAAATCAAAACTTGCGTTGCTTGCGTCGCTCGGCCCAGGGGCCACGGCTCGGTACGTTAGCACCACATCGGCATTGCTCACAAAATTGAACACCGGCGTGGCGCTCCAAATGCGGTACAAGTTAGCCCACCATTCCAGCCCCGACCGGGTCACAAAGCCCGAAGCTGAGTTGTTTAAACGCGCTCGAGCCCAAGGGGCCGATGCGGCTATAGCACCCGTAACAGCATTGGCGGGGAAAACGGCTATTAAATGCGCTCGTCGACAAATGTTGCGAATGCTCTGGGGCTCCGAACTCTCCAGGCGAACAGAGGCCGAAGGCGGCCCAACGTCCACCGGGGTCAAATCCGTGGTTACAGCCGTGGGGGGGGTTGTTTCCATTTGCACCTCAGGCAGGCCCAACTTCCCATCCGCCTTCGCCTCTGAAATCGCCACCTCCGAGATCAATGTCAAATTTTGCTCTCCATAGGTGGACAATCGAAAAGTGTCGCCAGCACCGACGTAACGGTTAATGAAACCGAAGCTTGGTGCTGCCTCAGGCGCACGGTATGGATTAACCACAATCAACGCCCAAACCCCGGTGGCGTAATTGAACAAATATGGGTCAGCACCGTTCGGCACATGCTTCAGGGGCGTATCAGAACGCCAATCCAAACACACGTCCAAGACGTTGGTGGAGGCAGTAACATCAAAATAATGCACGTACTGCCCCACCAGCAACCTGGGGTCCGATGGGATGGTCTCATGTCCATAAAGCGCTACAAATGCCACTCTAGCATCTGCCACGCCTGGGAAGACAAACTGAAACCTCATGTTGATGGAACCACACCAATACATGTAGCGGGACGACACATACGTGAGAGACGGCACTGACAACACCGCCCCCCTTGAGGCCCCGGCCAACTCTGGGGCACAGGTGATAGCGCCAGACATCAACACAGTATTTGGCTCCCCCGTATCTTTAATGAGCGCCGTCTGACTGTATGACAGCCTGCAAACGTGCTGCAAAGCCATCTCATCTGTTGACGTTGACATCTCCTCAAATGTGGGACCAGCAATCCCGCCAGGCATAATAGACATCACATGCGCATTAGTCACATTCGACCCATTAGACAACATGGGCGTAGAGCGAACCAACACAGTTGGGTAATCCAAACCTATATTGGGCTTGTCTAAAGATGCTTTGGCGTCCACGGAGACACTGGACTCAAATTTGTCTTCGCCACCGAGCTCCATAGTGCTGTTTGCCACTTCGGAAATATTGTTAATCCGAGTGTAGCTAACACTGTTCCCCTGCACCTCGGCTGGACCTAGCCGAGAGGCCGAGCCACGAAACCGGGAAAAGGGATGCGCCACAGGATTGAGCACCTTAAAATTTGCATCCGGAAACGACGCAAATATCGAAACGGTGGCGCCACTAACCACATTGGGTCCAGAAACCAGTTCATTAAAGACAGATAACCTAAAACCCCCACAATCCATATCTTGGGTCGATGTATTCAACCACGACCGAATGGACATAAAAGGTATGTCCATAGTCACGGAATTTGAATTCGACGCGAACAAGAACTGATGTTGGTTAATAGTCTGTGACGGCAAGCTAATAGATATATGAGAATCTATTTCGTCGTCTGGCGTTAAGGGCACAAAGTATGCTATCAACGAGCCGCTATGAAATGACGTGGCTTGAACCTTAAAGGTTAGGCGTAGGGTCCCGTTATAAAACAGAAATTGCTGGAATGGCCCCGTGTTGTTGCCCAATATGAAGTCCCACGGGTTGCGGCCAGCGAACAGGCTGGTGCCAACCACATCCCCAAGGCCCCAAGGGACCGTTGCCACCAACTGCGGCCTCTTCGCCAACTCAATATAAGTGATTTGCAACTCCGGGACGTCTACATCAGCTTGTCGCCGGCTAGGGAACTTGGTGTCAACATTAGACTGAGTGGGCACACTCGGCATGGACTCCGTGAACCGAACCCCCGTTGAATCCATTTGCACCACAGCTGGGCCTAGCCCACAATTGGCCTGCTTGCCCGCCCAGGCAAGGGTGCCATCGCGAAAAGAAAACAGCTGGAAGGCCGGGGGCACAGGATCCGGATTAAACATTTCCACCAGCCTGCGGTCGAACGAATCTCGCACGGCCGAGAAAACCTTTCGGCCACTACCCCAAACTCGCCGAAGAACCCCATTAGCATTCTCCACACTCGCCTTTCGTCTATCTGCGCTCTTTTTGACGTACCGAATGGATTTGCCGATAGACTCCGCGTCGACCACAGGCAAGTACGCCTGAAACTCTGGGCACCAACGGGTACTACAGCCCAAAAAGGGGATGTCCAAGAGATTCTCTGGCACTGTGCTCAACGGCTGGTCCTTCACCACAGCCGTATATCCTATAGAGTACTGGGCCAACCATGCCCCGAAAGCGGAGCATGTGAACCATGCACAATTTGGGTGCACGGCAACGCGGTGATCATCTCCATAGACTATGGCATCAATATGCAAGTAGTAATCCACATACCCTTTGGACACCTCACCACCAACCTTGTGTTTCTCCGCCAACGACACAAAAGCCATGCGCAACAGCGATTTAGTGTAATCGCTGTTAAACAGGGTTGTTAGCGCACACCCAGTTGGGTTTTGGCCCGTGGTCCGGAACAAGTGATCTCCTACGATCTCATTGCTGTAAATGAGTTCATACAACAACAAATACCTTACATGGGCCAGGCTTTTGTTGTAATCGGGGAATCGAGAGAAATAATGCTTCTCCAAGGTGTCCGCATAGCACTCCAACCATTGCGCTGACACATTGGAGTTGCACCTCACCAAATCACCACCAAACCCATGAGACCCCTTGCGGCTTTGCCTCTCAAACAAAAGATTCCACTCAGCAGACATGACATCCAACCCTATGGCGTCCTCATCGCAGCCGTTATAAATGTGAAACTCCGAAAGCAGGGCCCCAAAATACTTTCTCAACAAAAGAAGTTGAGGGATGCCAGCGCCCATCAGCAAACGGGAGTCGCCATTAGAAATCTTTGCTGGAGAACGCAGCTCATCTTTCAGCGCAATTCCCGAAGTAAACTCGGGCAATTGATAGTTCAATAACGCCTCTTCAGCGTCATTAAACGCCTTAAGGAGCCTCTTACCATGGATATTGTCCGCTATCTCATAGGTTTGGTCCTCCCTTTGGGTAAAGTATGCATGCTTGCCTGGAAGGCCTGTGTCTGACCAAAATGGGCCCGCACCTGTTGACATTTTCACACCACTAAGGCCAGGAAACCGACCCCCACCATTCACTACCTCCTCCCAGTTCATGACCGAGTGCAACCCCACTCTACGCGACCTCACAACATCCTTTATGGCCTCCTCCATCAAATCCTGGGGGAAATCGGTACAAGTAGTTTGGCCCTTAGATAGGATGGACATCATGAATCCCGTCTGAGTGGTCTCCGGACCGTTGTAACGGGGGTCAGTGACTCGCAAAATAGCTGGAGCCTTCTTGCAGGCCGAGCCAAAATGTGTGTCACAAAAATCCGAATCCACGTAAGCCGTTTTCGGGGAGCTCCCATAAAAGACCGGCGCCCGTCCCATACTTTCATAGCATGCTCCAGCTGGTGCTAAACCAGGCAGACCTTGAACCTTAACCCCGGAACACATCGTGTCAGACACCTGGTGCAGGCGGTCTATCATCCGAAGATGCAAAACCAACAGTTCCTGGGGCACAGGAATACATCCACCAATACGACGGCCGGAGCGCTCATAAGTGCGGGCAAACACATGAATGCCTATAACGTGCTGTTTGGTTGTTAGCACGCTGCCACACATGCCAGCACGTTCATGCTCCGTCATAATCCAAAAAGGGGTTGACACCATGTGATCAATACCCTTTCTGTCGCATATATTCCATGTGTAAGTATCTTCCATAATGGTGGATCCCCTGAGGCTCTCCAATCTCTCGACACACGAGTTCTTATGATCGTAACCGACCACGGTTGTTTGGAACAAGCACGATAGCCTCTCCAAGAGGTCGCGACTTATGAACTTGCCCGTGACATCTCTTTGGAAACCCAAAGCTCCTCCACTAATGTGCTTGGGAAGCACATCGTATAACATCAAGTCCATATTATGCAGGCCATCCCGCATTTCAACAACGCACTCACGATTGAATCGAGCTGTCAATTCCGGCTTGCCCAGCTGCTTGATGGTGAACAACTCCCCATTTTGCACAAAGCCAAACTTCCCATCATGGTCCACACTCATAAAAGCATGTTTGTTCACCAACATCACCCGACCACGCACAAACAGCGCGCGGGAAGTTCCACAAGGAGTGGTGATCTCAATGCAATTCTTGCTGACGTCTGACGGGTCGACAGGGTCGCCTTGACGCTCTGCCAAACCATATTGTTCAGCCATATCGTCCAGGTTGCCACCCCGGCCGCTAGCTCGGTCCTTCTCAGCCCTAGCTCGGCGCCTCGCCGTCTTACGTGCGCCTTTGGAGATTCGCTCCCCAGTGTGTTGGTCAACATACCAGGTTTGCGTTTCCACATCGCCCGGCTCTTCCGCCTCTGTAAAAAGAGACGAAAAGCTTGAAACCAGGCCCCACACACCAAGGGCGCAGGCTGCAAAGGCAAAGCAGGTCTTCCACGAACCGCCGGTGATCACGTTCCAGCGATCCCAACACATGTTAAAAAAGCTCTTCGATGAAATGACTGCCGGCTCAACTGCGTTGCGCAACGTTTGCACAACTGTTTTCGTCATGTGACGGCACATGTTCAAAGCCTTTTCCCCAAACGTGATAATCTCACTTTGAGTGTAGGGAACTACTACGTCTGCATTACTGATGACATACAGGCTCTCATGACAATCTGACTCATCGTCGCTCACAAACAGGGTCACCTCCTCCCGAGCGATATTAGATCCGGGCATCGCAAGATCCAACGTGCCATCCAGGTGAACGCAATACTTGAGCGCGGGTTCTGATTCCACCCCAAAGCGCTCCATGTCCAACCTATCAGCCTCAATTGCCTGCTCCATCGTGATCTCGTTGTTGCGCAGCCAACGCTGATACCACCTATCCACAAGGCGGTAAAACTTGGAAATCCACTCAGAGCGGGTTCGGAAATTGCCGGACCCCTTTTCAGACATTTTGTTCGTAACAAACCGCTCCACGGAATCCGCTCCACAGTCATCCCAGAACCGCAAAAACTTCACATCGTCTTTCCAACACACGTCTCGATTGACTATATAGGTTTCCCTTCGCTTTGCGGTTGAGCTCACATTGGAACGCACTTGATGGAAGTCTTGCACATTCAGTGGGGGCCGATAAGGGCGATCCGCCACCAACTTGGGAACCTTTGGTCGGTCGCTCTTGCCCCTTTTTACATGCTCTCCAGGGGGTTCTTCACCACCCGGCGCACATGCAAAATCCTCAAGAGCTTCGGGATTCGGTTCGAGGTCGAAAACCTTAGAATCCTGCTTGAACTCGGACAACTTCTCCCAACCTCTGGCCGCCCCAAGGACTGGCTTCACTTCAAGCATCGTCCGCAATATGGTTCTCCTGAGGGGGGGTTTGACCAAAGTGGACTCAGGTCCCAAAACGGATTGCTCACCATCGGCGGACATCATTTGCGTCTCCTCGCCCTTACACAGCTTCTCACCTTTCTCATCTCTCTCATGTTTTTCATGTGGTGGACCCACGGGAACCCAAGTTTGAAGTTTGGGGGTGGCCTTACGGCCACTCTCACCCTTCGTTTGTTTCCGCGCCTTAACCCACTCATCATTGGCTCGGATTGCCTTCACCGCCCCCGCGCTGCTCCCATCCTCGGCACTTAGACCGAAGTCAACTCGAGGTTGCGGCTTGGGAATGGATAGCTCCGCTCTAGTAAACTCCGTACAAGGTGTCGCAGATCCATCCTTGATCTCCATCCCAACTCGGAGCACCCTCGCGGCTAAATCCCTCTTGGCGGCCTCTCGCGCCAGACGGAGCATTTGCAGAAACCCTGGGTAAGTAAACTCCGTCCAACGACCCTGCTCAGGTCCGCATCTGAAGTTGGAATGTGCAGCGTTTTCGGCCACGCGAATAGTTAGATGGGCAAAGTTGGCCTGATCCTCAGGGCTTTGCGCTTTAACCTTGTCAATATTGACAACTGTCTTAGTGGACATGAACTCAGGCAGCACATGGACCTCAACATAAAACCCAGTGGCGCGATGAAATCGCTCCACAAGCGCATGCGGGTTCGACAAATGGCGCCTAGCCCACGAGTGCAACGTTGTGTTAGAAGTGCACATTATGTAAGGGGAAGTCATCATCATGCCCTTATCAACCAAATCTGCCTTTGACACCGGAAACACGTTATTGGAGATGAACTTGAGCAAACTGGCGCAAGTTTCCATGTCATCGTCGCCCGTTTTGGCACCAATGTCGTCATGGAGAACCACATTTTGCTGGTTGTAACCATCCCAATGCTTTGTGCTGCCAACTGCATATATCGCCCCCCCACCCATGTTTTCATTAAGAGCCATAGCCAACGCGTTAACGAGGGTGGATTTGCCAGTTCCAGAACCCTCACTGTAAAAGTAAACCGAAACCGGCATAGGGTGGAGGGTATTCATATGGTGCGCCTGCTGCACACGTGGCAAAGCGGCAGCAGAGCGTTTTAGCGCGTGTTGTAAGGCCAACTTCTCCGTGGAGTTAGGCAACCAGGTCAAGCCAATGTGAGCCTTGCGAAGGAGCATGTGCGTTGCCAGAAACGCCCCAGTGAACCTCACATCATTCAAGGCCTGACATTCTGCCTCCAACCTGTCGCAATAAGCCAGCATGTCCGTAATAGCCTTGCCGTCTCGTGGTGCCACGCTAAGAATTGGGGACCAGCCAAAGACGTCACGCAAGCACTCTTGTACATATGCCGGCAACCAAGTCGCCGCCGACGAAGCCACACTAAAAAGGGTTCCAAAACCTGCTGTAGCAATGCCAATGTTTTTCAACATGGCGTGAATACGGGGAACGGGGGGCATAGAAGTGCCAGTGGTTACGCTCAAGAGGGCTGACGTGCAAATCCCTAAAAAGGCGGCAACCGGGTGGGCTGCATTCTGCAAATCTGCACTGCCGTTGAGCACGTCATGTTCGCGCGCCCCCAGGGCATCGCCAACGTCTTCACCACTCAACCTATCGAAAATCTTTTCGGCTGGGTGGGTGACGTCGGCAATGCGACGGAGTATGTCACAAAACATGGTGGACTGAGAGAAAAACCCCCCCATGAGTTCCATAAGGGACACACAAGCCACAGTGAGGGATGCTAGTGTGATTTTCACACCCCTATTCTTCTCTGAGTTAAAGATTTTGTACAACGCCCCAATTGCACAAAGGGGTACCACAACACAGGCGGCATTGTGGATGGCGCCGGTTAGCATGCTAACAAGGGTGGTGCCCAAGCCCCGCAATTCCGACACAAAATTGCTTACGTTGGACGCGGCATTATTAAGCGCATCCGAGGCAGGCTGCACATGCGAGCCAAAGAAATCATTGAGCTTTTGACCCACATTTGACAAATTGTCAGCCATTGCTCCAATCCTATTGGGCACAGCGGCCGTTGCTCTGGCGAAATTCAGAGCGTTGGTGAACATCTGCAATTCCGCGGGCCCTAAGCCCAAATCCTCGTCCACGGCTTGCTCGACGCGCAATATGAGCGCATCAAGCAAACCTTGGGTGTCAACACTGGCACCTTCTTTGGCTGCCGCCATCAAAAATGCCAAGAAACTAAGTGTAGCATAATCATTAGACGGCGTACCGTCAATCATTTTCTGCTCTTCCAGTCTAATTTGCTCTGGTGTTGGGCTGGGATCCAACAAACCAGTTTCTGGCTCCGGCATTTCCTCTCGGAAAACTTCCATAGCCGGCGTCTTCACAACGCTTGGAGCCTGCATTTCCTCTCGGAAAACATCAGGCACCACCACATCAACCTTTTGCGGAGGCATTTCCTTTCGGAAAACATCCTCCACAGGTGTCTCCACAACACCTGATTCCTGCATTTCCTTTCGGAAAACCTCAGAAATTACACCGCGAATTCCATGGTTTT